AGGCGGTCGTCACCCTCGGAGTGGTTGACGGCCATAACACGGACCTTGCCACCCTTGACCTGCTTGCCGGACCCGCCGCCGTGTCCGGTGGACACGTACTTGTCGGGGAAGCCCTTCATGTCCTTGGACTTGCCGACCTTCTTGCGGTCGGCGTCCTGCTCGCCGTCCTTGGCGGTCTCGCCGTCGAAGCCCTCGATCTCGGCGTGCTTGCCGGTCTCGGCGTCGAAGCCCTTGATCTCCTTGTGCTTGGCGGTCTTGCCGCGGCCGGTCTCGCCGTCGGCGCCGGGCTTGCCAACCTTGCCACGCTTGGTGAACTCGTCGGTGTCCTCGGCGTGCTGCTCGTCGTCGCCCTCGAGCTCGTCATCCTCGGCGAAGCCCAGGTTGACGCCCTTGGAGCTGGACTTGGTGCGGACCAGGCCGCCGGGGCCACCCTCGGTCTCCTTCACGCCGGAGTCGGTGCTGTTCAGGTCGTCGCTGCCGCGCTTCTTCTTGGAAGCCTCGAGCGTGGGCTCCTCGAACTTGTCCTCGTCCTCCTGCATGGCCTCGCCGGACTTGGCGTTCTTCTTGACCTTGGAGGCCACGGGGCCCTCGCCGTCGGCCTCCTCGACCTCCTGGTGGTCCTCGGAGTCGTCCTCCTCGTAGTTCATGCCCTTCTTGGTGCCGCAGGAGCCGTACTCCATGCCCTTCTCGCCCATCGCCTCCTCCTCGGAGATCCCGCGCTTCTTGGCCATCTTCTTGGCGGCGTTCTTCTTGAGCGCGTCGGGGAGCTTGCTGTCGGCCATCTCGGCCGCCATCATGCTGTCCTCGTCCTCGTCTTCGGACTCGCCCTCCTCGCCGTTCTTCTCGCCCTTGAGCTTCTTGCCCTTGGCGAGGAAAGCGGGCTTCTCGCCGAATTCCTCCTCGGCGGCCGCGTTGTCTTCAATTTGCGCCTGGTCCTCGAGCTCCTGCTCGGGGGCGGCTTGTTGCTGTTCGGCTGTCATTTGTGAACGGGCCTCTTCGAGTTTTTCTTTAAGGAGCTCCAGCGGTCCGACGTCCCGCTTGAGTGTTGGTCCGAGCTCGTCGTCAAACACCGCCTCGGGTGAGAGCGTCGCGACGGCGAAGTCGAGAATTCCGTCTTCACCCTCCTCGTAGGCGAAGCCCTTGAGGCCCTTGACGGCCGGTGGCTGCGCGCCCAGGAGGGCAACGTGTCGGAGGGACCAGTTGCCTGGCTCGGGATTGATCTTGGAGTCTGGGGAGTAGAACGAGGCGCTGACCTTCTTGTACAGCCCGTTCTTGATGTACTCCTCCGCCATGGGCGAGAAGTCGACCTCGGCGAAGAGGTCATCGCCCTTGACCTTGACGCCCTTGACCCAGCCCCACGCTGGGACCTTGTCGTTGTCCTCGTGGCCGATGCGGATCGGAGCCTCGTGGACGTCGGGCTTGTAGGAGTTGGCGATCTGACGCAGGTCGTTCTTGGAGAACTCCCTGGTGACGCCCTGGGCCGAGGTCTGCGTCCCGGCCTTGAAGATGTGGACTTCTTTGATCATCTTAATCGGCTGGGGACAGCCTCGTAACGTTTTACCCGTACTATTGGAGGCCGAGGATCTCGTCGATCAGCGAGTCTAGATCCTCGTCCGACGCGACTTCCCCACCCTGCTCGGCCGGCGCCTCACCCTCCTCGGCCGGAACCTCGGGGGCCGGACGGCCCTCCTGCATCGGGCCTTCGTCGGCGGGCGCCTCTGGGGCGACCTCCTCGACCGCGGGCGGGGCTTGGGTCTCCTCAGGCTCCGCGAGCTCCACCTTGTAGGTGCTCTCGACCCAGTCGCGCGTCGGCCGGAACCCGACCTTCTCGATCATCGTGCCAACGTCGGTCATCGTCAGCTTGCTGCCCTCCTCGAGCTTGAAGTCGCGGTGGATCTTGGGCGCGACCACGCTGGTGCCGAAGTTCAGGTCGACGATCCAGCGGATCAGTGACTCGTTGAGCGTCCCGCAGATCAGCTCGCTCATCTCCTTCGCGCGCACCTCGCGCACCTGGAGGGCGACCTCGGACGAGGCGCGAGAGCCGGCGTCGGCGTTGCCCGTCTCGTCCTCCCCCGTGATCAGGACGTTGATCTCCTTGATGATGGAGTCGCGGATCGTCGTGAAGGTGTCGGGCGAGCCCGACGGGTTGATGAACTCGAGCTGGTAGCCCTCGGGCAGCACGAGCGCCGTCTCCTGCGAGAGGTTCGACAGGTGGTCGTACAGCGTGTCGATCTCCTGCGTGGTGGCGGAGAGCGGCGCGGTCGCGACGGCGGTGGGGTTGGCGAAGCGGTCGGAGTAGAGCAGCTGCGACTCGAGGGCGCGGCGCTTGAACTTCACCAGCGGGTACAGGATGCGCCCGAGGCCGCAGCCGTACGGGTCGCCGTTGGCCTGCGCCCAGTAGCGAAAGGTGACGAACTTGCGGGCCGGCAGCTCGTCGCCGAGGTACATGTCCTTGCGCGTGACCATCCGCATCGAGAAGCCCATGTCGGCGTCCTCGTTCTCCTCGAACCGGAAGCGGCGGATGTCGCGCATGCGCACATCGTAGGCCCTGATGCCTGAGGCGGTGCGGCGCCACATGATCTCGCCGACCGAAAACCCTGTGATGTAGGCCTCGAGCAGCCCGCGGAAGATCTCGTCCATCGGGAGGTCGCAGAGCTGCTCCTCGACGAACTCCTTGACCGCGGCGTCGCCAGGCAGGTCGGATGCCGCCTCGACGATCAGGTCGCGCGAGGTGATCTCCTGCGAGACCTTCAGCCAGGCGGCCTGCACGTTCGAGTCGAACAGCAGCCGCTGGTAGATGTTGAGCGCCTGGGCGCCCCCCTTCTGCATGAGGAGGTCGTCCTGCGGGCGCACGAGCGTGCCGTACTGCCCCGACACGGGCAGGTGCCCGTACGAGATCGACCAGAGATACGGGTCGGTCGTGTACTGCGCGACCTCGCCCTTGGGGACGGCCGGTATAGCGAATCTCTTGGCCATCAGATCACAAGGCTCAGTGACAGCGGCGGCTGCGGCACGCCGTTGATCTTATACGTGATTCTTACTCCGTACTGCCCGGAGTCGCCCTTCTGCCATGAGCCCTCGACGCGCAGGTCCTGCACGCCGTTCACCTGCTCGGTGATGGCCGCCGTGATCTTCGCGTTGATGGCCGTCGGGTCCATCGTCTCGAAGGTGCGGTCCTGCAGGCCGTAATCTGCCCTCATGATGCGCTCGTACGGGCGTGTCTCCAGCACCGAGTAGATGTGCTCCGTGACCAGCTGCTCGTCCTCGCTCAGCTTGAGCCGGCCGTTGACTACCTCGAGCGGGTACGAGAGGCCTCGGATGAATGCCATCAGACGCGGAATCGTTTGGAGATTTCAGTGTTGAGCCTGGCAAGGGTGGTCCTCCACCCGTCCGGTTTCTCGATTTCCACGCGCCGCACCTCGTCCCGCAGGAGGGAGAGCGACGCGAAGGAGAGCACCTCAGGCTCGCGATCTTTAACCCCCGACCGACCGTGATCGGCCAGGGCGACGGAGAGGAGGGCGTGGCACAGGTCCTCGAACTGGACACCGCGCCCGCGCGCCTCCTCCACCAGCGATTGGCGGAGGTCCGCGTCGATCCCGAAAGAGATGATTTCCTTGGGCGTGCGGACCTCCATTTAGGGTCAGGCGAAGCCGTCCTGCGACAGCACCTCGGGGATGCTGCCGATACCGACGCGGACCAGGTCGATCTCGATGCGCTCGAGCGTAGGCACGGGCACGACGTAGATCTTGACGTTGACGAAGCCGTTGTCGAGGTTGCCGGGAGGGTTGTTCCTGTCGTCGCAGATCACCTGGAAGGCGTCTGCTGGCGTCGCACCGAAGAGCGCGCCGGGGACGTAGAAGCTCTCGTACAGCGTGTTCGACGCGATCGCTCGGATCTGGTTGAACGTCACCGCCTGGCCGTCGATCACGTTGAAGATCTGGCCGTCGAAGGCCTGCTTCAGCGTGTGGTAGATCACGTTCATGATCACGCGAGTGTTCACGAACTGGTACAGCGCCTGGGTCGCGTTGCCGCGGTTCACGCGGGTGCGGCTGCCCCAGACGAAGACGGGCCCGAAGATCTCGCCGGTGTCGGGGTCGATGGTGCTGTAGCCTGGCAGCTGCCGCAGGCTGTTCATGCCGGCGGGGTTGCTCACTTCCTGCTGGGCGGAGGTGATGTTGATCTGGGTGCCGCGGGCGCCCGCGAGGCTGTACTTCACGCCGGCCGGGGGCAGGCGGAAGCCGGCCGCGGAGTCGCGGTAGCGGCGGATGGCCAGACCGGCAACGTACGAGGACGGCGCGATGAAGTACTCGACGTCGTTCTTGATGTACGGGGCGTAGTAGGCCAGGAAGCCCTGGGTCGTGAAGTACGACTGGGACTCGGCGAACAGGCGGCTGTGGTTGTCCATGCCGACCTCGAGCGTGCGAACCTGCGGGATACCGCCGTTATTCACGCCGCGGAGGGCCTCGCCGATCAGGTCGACGGAGGACACACACTCCCAGGTCCACAGGACCGAGGGCACGTCGCCGGCGGGCTCGAGGAACTCGTTGACGATCTGCGCGCCGTAGAGCGGCGTGTAGGTCGTGCCGATTTGCAGGACGGTGTGGATGAACACCTCTGGGATCGTATTGGTGAGCTCCTCGCCGTACAGATCGCCGCCGTCGCTCAGGGGGACGCAGTAGTAGTTCTCGTCACCGGCGAAGTCCATCGCCGCGTTCAGAGGGTTCGCGATCGCGTCCTCGGTGTAGGCGAAGGTGAACGGGTTGCTCGCGGTGGTCACCGTGAACTCCACGCCAGCGGCGTTGTTCACACCGACGGTGGTGATGTCCACGGCCACGCCGAGGGCGGCGTTGGCAGCGGTCTCGGCCAGCTCGAAGGTGTTGGCGCCGGTGTTGATCACGAAGTACCGGGCGGCATCCGTCAGGCCACCGGCCAGGGTCGCCAGGGCGGCGGTGTTCACCACGATCTCGGTGCCCGTCACGTAGCCGTGGCCGGTGATCGTGATCGTGTCCGATGTGTCGTTCACGTCGGCGGCGGCGACGCTGTACACGTCGATGGTGCCTGGGGTCTCAGCGTAGGAGAGACGGACGTCGGTGCTGATGTCGGCGGTGTAGAGCGTCCCGTAGGGGTCGGTCTGTCCGTTGACGATCTGCACGTTCGCCTCGTCGCGCACGCCGTAGACCGCGAGGTTGCAGTCCATCTGGTACTTGCGACCGCGGGTGAAGCGCTGCACGCCGGCGTCGGTGAAGCCACCGCCCGCAACAGCATAGGACAGCTTCTTGTAGACGCGGGTCGAGGTCGTCGTCGCGATGCCGCTGGTGGGGAAGTCCACGAACGCGCCGGAGGCGAGGTCGCTGGAGCTGCGCGCCAGGCGGAAGATGTTGCGGTCGACGCGCTCGACAAAGTATACCGTGGTGGCGGTGTCGGTCGTGCCGCGGAACACGAAGTCCGGGGTGCCGGACAGGATGTTACCGTCGAAGAACACGCGGTCCGCGGTCTGGAGGCCGTGGTCGGCCACCGTGAACAGGCAGTCACCGCCGATGGTGATGAGACTCTGGGCAGGGGCGCCGAGCGGGTTCAAGACCGTGGCGGAGTCGGTACCGGCGTCGGTCAGGGGCTGCTGGGTGCCGGCGTTGGCGTTGGCCAGGGAGGTGGCCAGCTGGATCGTGTTGTCGTCGACGACAATCACGAAATACTGGGTACCCGAAGTCAGGCCGCCGGGAACAGTGGCGCTGGGGATAGCGGACACGTAGACCGCGTCGCCGGTGCTGAAGCCGTGGGCGGGGACCAGGATCTGGTCGGAGGCGAAGGTGACGTCGCCGGCGTTGAAGTACAGGGTGCGGAGGCCGCCGGTCACGATCGCCTCGGAGGGATCGGTGATCTGGCGGGTGATCGCCTTGTACTCGAACGTCTGGGTGGGACGCTGGAAGGTGCCGGGGATGTGCAGGGTGTTGAACGACGCCGGGTCGGCGCCGTTGGCGGCCTCGACGAGGTCGCTGATCTTGCCCTTGATGTCCACCTCGAACTTCCAGGCGGGGTCCGCGTAGGTCACGTTCAGCATCACGCCGCCCTGAGGGGTGCCGGCGGTGACGAGGTTGATGGACTCGTTGGAGAACGCACGGGTGCGGCTGGAAGCAACGCGGATCTGGTTGATGTCCAGGCTGTTGTCGACGTCGTTCGCGATGACGAAGAAGCCGCCTCCCAGGAGCTCCACGTTGGTGACGCCGGTGTAGACGTCAGTGTAGAGGGGCGGGGTGGGGGAGTTGCCAGGGTTGTCGCCGAGCTCGAACACGATCGCCGTGCCGGTGCCCAGAACGTCCACGGGCCAGTCCTCGGCCAGGGTGATGACCTCGGTGGACGTGTTGGCGGCGACACTGACCAGGATTTGCTGGTCGTCCTTCAGGCCGACGCGCTGACCCTCGCTGTAGAGCGAGTTGGCGCAGGCAGCGGGGTTGTTCGCCTCGTAGTTGGCCGAGGTGAACCGCTGCGGGTTGGTGTCGGTCCAGAGGTAGATGCCGTTGTCGACCAGCACCTCGTCGCCGGGGCCGAAGCCGTTGGCGGGGTCGTGCTCGATGAAGTCCTTGTACTCGTTGATCGAGGTGACGTCGAACGGGCCGCAGTCGACCAGTGCCATCCACTTGTGCAGGAAGTCGCTGCAGACCTCCTCCATCGTCGAGCCCAGGTTGACGCGCTGCGTCTTCTTGAACTGCTTGAACGCCGCGGGGGCGATCATGTAGCCGGCGGCCAGCTGCGGGTCGTTGAACGCGCAGCGGACGGTCTGGATCCAGTCGAAGACGGTCTCGCTGGCTTCGGTGACCTGGGAGATCGCGTAGCCGGCGGCCGCCAGGATGAACTGGTTGCCGGTGATGTCGTTGCTGTTGATGACCTCGACGGGCGCGTTGAACACGCGGCCTGTGATGTCGAAGTAGGCGGTCTCGCCCACGCTGTCCTCGACGCGGATATAGGCGCCGGCGTCGATGTCCGCGTTAGCGCGGATGGCGTTGGCTACCTCGTCGCGGACCTCGTTGGAAATCTTGAGGTTGTTGGACTCATCGCCGGCGATGTAGTCGACGGGGACGGTCACCTCGACGCCGAGCCACGCGCCGCTAGGCGTCTTGGAGCCGAGCTGGATGCCGTTGATCTCGAGCTTGATGAAGACCTTGTCGCCGCGCTTCAGGGAGCTGGGCGCGGATGCGCCGTTGTCCTTGTTGGCGGAGGGGTCGAAGCCGATCCGGACAATGTTGACCGGGGTGCCGACGCGGGTCACGCGCAGGTCGCCGATCGTGCACTGCTGGAAGAAAGCCTTCACAGCGAAGTAGGAATCAAGCTCGGGGCCGCTGGTGGGCAGCTCGCCGATCAGATTCTCGTAGTCGTTGAGGCTGGAGACGAAGACGGGGCGGTTGAACGGGAACCGGATCACCGAGGCGGCTGCAGGCGCGTCCACAAGCATGTAGACGGTGTTGAAGCTGGCAGCGGCCGTGCGCGTGGCACGGGCGTCCTCGTAGATAAAGGTCCCCGGAGTACCGCCGCGGGCGCCTCCGAGTGTGATGGTGGCCATTTAGGATTTAACTCCTTCTTTTGGGTTTGAACGACTGGTGGCTTCGGACAGTCCACCCGTGGTCCCCGCAGGGGCGTTCAACCACTCTGATTCCCTGTCAGCGCCTGACTGGTGTCGAGCGTGTAGCCATTGAGCCGGTTCACGTCGGCTATGGCCTCTGGGACGTAGTCCGCCTGGCGGGCCTGGTAGGCCTCGACAGTGTCCCAGGGGAATATACTCTCCGGCGTCACATTCGACGGAGAACCCGAGCGGAGGTCGATGTTTACGTCTGGTTGGATGAGTGAACCAACCGCCGGGGCTGTAGTAGTTATACCTCCGAGGGAGAGGATCTGCACGGGCAGGCCCGGGGCGGGGTAGCTCCGGATGTCGTAGCCCGGGTTCAGCTCCAGCAGAGCGCGGAACTCCCTCGAGTCGTTGTAGTAAGTGTACGCGACGCCGTTCCAGGTGTCGCCGGGCCTCGCTACCTTGATCGCTGTCATGAGAACGTCCTGCTGCGGCCCCTGAAGATGTTCTTGCCGATGATCTCAGCGGCCCGTGGGAGTGACCGGTCGGGCACGCCGAGCCAGGGCCTAGCGACCATGCGGCCCGTGCCGGACTGGTGGAACGGCCCGTAGCTCACGGTGGCCGCGTTGAACAGCCCCTTCCCGGCTGGCTTGATCTTCGTCCGGTCCTGCATGGCGCCGGTGCGGCGCAGGATGGGCCAGCCGCCGGTCGGCTGCTTTCGCGGCGCCCACTTCGACCCGGTGTTGGGGTCGCGCTCGGCCGCCCAGTCGGTCCTGTTCTCCTCGAGCAGCACCGCCGCGATCGGATTCTTGGACGTCTCCCACCAGTTGGTGTTGATCGCCGGCACTGTGAGCTTGAACTTGATCATCGCTTGCGGGACGCTCTCTTGGACTCCTAGTTCTGCTTGTCGACGAACTTCGACTGGAGGTGGGCCATCAGCAGCACCTTCGACACCGGCTGACCCTCGAGCCACTCGATCGACTGGTCCCAGCGCTGCTTGCACAGGTGGAAGGCCATCTCGAGCCACTGCTCGACCCTCATGATCTTCTCCTGCAGCAGCTCGGGCCCAAGCCAGTCGGTGATTGGCTTGACGTACCGGGCCGGAATCAGGTTCAGATCCTCCTCACGCAGCTCGGCCAATCGCATCAGAATCATCAGCGAGAGGTGCGTCTGCGAGATGTCGGGATAGTCGTTCTCGATGAGGTTGAAGAAGTAATAATCCCGCGGGGTCAGCTCTCTGAATGTCAAAGCGAGGCGGCCGCCGTCGACGACCACCTCGTACTTGAAATCCTCCAGGGAGGTGACCCTGATCAGTTTGGGTCCTCTTCGTCCTCGTCCGTCCCGCCGGCCTTGCCGAGCAGGTCGGTGACCTTCTTCAGGTCACGCATCTTGAGCTTCTGCAGTTCGTCGAACGTGATCTTGCCGGCGGGCGTCGACAGGCGGGTCGCCAGCTTCATCGAGCGCTCCATGTCGCCGATGTTGCCAAGCGTCTTCTCCAGGTAGAGGAGGTCGCCGGCGTTCATCTCGCGCAGCTCGACGTAGCGGCCGTTCGCGAGCTTGGTGCCGAACACCTCGTCGCCCTCCTCGAACGCCGTGGCCTCGGGTGCGTTGTCGCCCTGGCGCATCACTTTGACTCGTGGGTTGGTCTGCTCTTCCATGTTGTATCGGGTTTGTTCCCTGGTAGTTCGGTCTTACCCCGCTGGGGCTCAGTTTACGGCGACCTTGATCGCCGGGTGCGGGTCGTAGTCGGTCAGCTCGAAGCTGTCGAGCGTCAGCTCCTTGAGGCTGAGCGGCGCGTGGGTGAGGCGCACGTGGCACTCGGGCTGCGGCTCGCGGTCCAGCATCTCGTCGACCAGATCGTAGCAGTTCTGGTAGATGTGCGAGTTGGCGCTAGGCATATAGACGAATCGGGCCGCCTTGCCTGTCAGCACGGCGACGGACTTCAGGATGAGTGCGTAGCGGGCGATGTCCAGCGGGAAGCCCACCACCATGTCGTTGGATCGGGCCGGCACCATCAGGTCGAGCCAGCCGTCCTTGGCCGGCGCGAACTGCATCGCGATGTGGCACGGTGGGCAGGCGGGATCGATCGCGGTCGGGTTGTGCGTGATGATGGTCGCCTGACGCGAGTTGGGGTGGTTATTCAGCAGGATCACCGCGTCGTTCAGCTGGTCGATGTAGCGCTCGGTCTCGAGCACCTCGTTGGGTACCTCCACACCCGCGGCGGACGGCGGCCACTGGCGCCACTGCCTACAGTAGGCCGACGCGCCGAGCTCGCCGTCGCCGTCGGCGAGGAAGTCCCAGAAGTGCTTCGCGGGGCCCAGCGCCTCGACGTTGGTGCTGAAGCCGATGTCGAAGAGGAATTCGCGGACGAGGTTCTTCCACGGCATCTTGCGGAGGCGCGTCAGCGGAAACCCGCAGCGCAGGTCGACCCGGGCCGAGCAGCCGAAGGCCGCCTTGGTCTCTCCGTTGCGACCGACGAAGGTGTCGCCGTGGTTCATGATCTCGTACAGGTACTCGCCATAGGCGTAGTCCCAGTTCTCGCTCTTGATCGCGTGGTCGCCGAAATGGATGACGTGGGCCGGTTTCTTGCTCATTTCGCGGATGATCATACCTGTCCGTACACCTTCTTGAGAGTTTCCTGGTAGTATTGTTCCAGCTCGGGGTTGCTGTAGCCCCTCGGCAGCTGGATGTAGAGCTGGGCGGCCGACCGCATGCTCTCCTGTGCCATCGCTTTCATGCCCATGTCGTAGCGGTCGTTGGCGTCGTCGATCCACTCCTTGCAGTACGCCAGCATGAACCCGGGGTCTCGCGGCATCGGGAAGGCCATCAGGACCTCGCCAGCGCCTCTCGGCACAGTCGCACGGCCAGACCGCCGTCGGTCTCCTCGTCCTCGAGGCGCGCGCTGGGGAACATCGTGATGTTCTCGTAGAAGTTCAGCAGCTGCTCGGTGTAGATCTGGTGCTCCTGCATGCGGGCGATGTACTCGTCCCGGATCAGCCACGGCGCGGCGCCGGGGTTCTCCTCGCGGACCTCCTCGACGTGGAGCGGAGCCGACCAGTACCAGGGGCGGAAGACGCCGAGGTGCACGACGGAGTCGATCGCGTCGAGCAGTTCGATCTCCAGGTCGACGACGTCCTCGAAGTGGCCGGCGTTGCGGCGCCGGTGCTGCTCGAGGATGTAGCTGCACGGGTACGCCCGGTCGAAGATCGCGTACGGCTTGCGCGACCACTTCCAGTCCTGGATCGTGTCGCGGTAGACGTCGAAGATGTTTTCGTTTTCCTTGGGCGGAGGACCGTGGTGTGCCACGTATGTGTCGGACTCGCCGAGCGTTTCGGCCATGGCACGGATGAGGGTGGACTTGCCGACGCGGTCGGGGCCCGAAACGATGATGAGCATAGTGCGGTTTTTCCTGTGTGTATTGTGCTCCGCGGCGGTCAGCGTGAGGTCACGAACGCGCCGATTTCGTAATCGTCATGGTACTCGACGTTCAGCACGACGTCCACCGAGCTGAGCATCCGCCGCTCCTTGTGGTCGTAGAACTCGATGGTCACGTACGGGCGGTTGGCCGCCAGTTGGTGCACGGTGTAGAAGCAGGCTTTCTTCTTGCTCATGGTTCGGAGTCTCGCAGGTCGAGGGTGAGTTGGAGTGGGTGGGACGGCGTGCACTGGACCTTATCGAGTAGGAAGCGCTTCATGGCGTCCTGGTCGACCTCGGCCAGCTGACACGCCTGGATCAGGTTGCAGCGCCCGCGGTAGAGGGCGTCTATGGCTTGTTCCAGCTTGGTCAAATCATCCCCTTGGCTATCATCTCGCCCCGCGTCCGGAGCTTCTTGATCCAGCCCAGCTCTGCCATCTGGGCCATCGAGTACTCCGCCCCGTCGGGCTCGTCGGCGCCGCCCGGATTGGACGGGGTCCTGGTGCACTCGTGCACCGACTTCCTCAGCCGCTCGTCGATCGCCACCGACGAGAAGAAGGCCCGGCTGAGCGGCACATCGCACATGTCGACGCTGGCCTGGAAGCGCGCCCACGAGTACAGGTGCGCCATCTGGAAGACGACGCAAAAGCTCTCGGCGTAGCGCTCCGGCACCATCCACCACAGCTCGTCGTGGATGCTGAGGATGAACTGGGCCGGGATCTTGAAGCGGCGGGCCAGCCAGTGCGTGGCCGTGAGGATCACAGCCAGCATCTCGGCGCCGGACGACTGGATCGTCCAGTTGATGCGGCCGGTGTGGAAGTCGTCCCCGACCGCCGCTGGGCGCAGTGCTGTCGAGATCTTGGTTCCGAGGCAGGGCAGCGTCGGGCACTTGGTCCGTAGCGCGATGCCCTCCATGTAGTTGTAGCAGCCGCTGTCGCTGCCGCCCTCGTAGTAGCCGTCGGGCGTCTTTTTGCCCTTCTTGAACGCCAGCGCGCGATTGCCGAACTGCCTTAGCTCGGTGGCGCTCCGCTCCTTGTACGTCTTCTTGATCGTGTTGGCGATCGTCCGCACCCCGGCGCCGTAGAGCATGGCGAAGCCGACGCCCTTGGCCACGTCGCGGTTGGTGTCGATGGCCTTGGCGAGCTTCGTGTGGGCGTCGGTGCCCTTCTCCTTGGAGCCGGAGAGCACGGTGTGCGCCATCGGCGAGGCGCCGATGAACCCGCCCTCCCAGGCGTCGGCGTAGATGCTGGCGATCTGCAGCTCCTGGCCGTCGAAGTCGGCCCCGACGATCTTCCAGCCCGGCGGGCACTGGATCCGCGTCTTGAGCTCGGTGCCGATGCGGTGGCCCTTGGTAGAGCACATCGTGACCATCAGGGACTCGACCGTGCGGCGCGTCACGGCCCCGTGGGCGATGATCTCGGGCATCATCATGAACCAGCCCTCGCCGTGCGGGTTGTCGACCTCCAGGAAGATCCTGTCGTGCACCCGCTTGCGGACCGACGTCCAGTAGGACGTGGCGTTAGCGATGTCCAGCGCGCGCTTGGCCTCGGGCAGGTCGCTACTCAGCCGCCCGTTCTCCATATCGATCAAGAAGTCCTTTGACAGCAACACGCCCACATTATCCCCGTTGCCCTTCGGGTGCGGTATCTTCTCGAGCTTGCCCTCGTCGCTGTGGTAGCACCAGCCGTCGGACTTGGTGAGGATGACGGGTGAGCCCTCCCACTTCAGCTTGAGCAGCAGGTGCGACACGTTGGCCTTGTTGGTGATGCGCTCTGAGTCGTCCGCCAGGTACTTGCTGGCCCACTTCGGCATGTAGGCGAACTTGCCCGCGTAGTTCCGCGGGGTCCAGTCGAGCTGGCACATCCAGGGGTCCTGCTCGGCCCAGCGGCCGGACTTGAGCCGCCACGCGACCCCAGCCTTGTCGAGCGCCCTCAGCACGTCGTTGATCTTGACGGTCTTCTTCTTTTCGAGCCCGACCGACGCGATCAGCTCCTCGCGCTCGTCGGAGTCGAGCCTGGCTTGCACGGCCTCGACGTCGACGTCGAGCAGCGCGCGCCACTCGTCCACGTACTTGCGGATCAGCCCGTGGCAGATGTCGGACATCTCGCGGTTGTACTCGGCGAAGACCTCCTCGACCTGCTCGATCCACCGCGGCCACTCGGTCGGGACGGGGATGCGTGAGCCGTTGAGGAACATGTGACCGGCGAGCGCCACCTTCGACGGGGTCGAGTCGAGGTACTTCGGCCAGATGGCCTGGAACAGCTCGGTGGTGTAGAAGGCGTCGAGCATGGCGTACTCGAGCAGGTCGCGGCGGTTCGCGAGCTGGTGCATCTCCGTCGCCTTCACGAAGACGTCGCGGATCTCCTTGTCGGCGTCCTCCATGCGGTGGACCTCCTCGCCGAAGTACTCGCGCACGGCGGCGACGTGGAAGTTGTAGACGTTCACCAGCGAGTTGGTGGCGCCCTCGTCGGCCCAGCGCGGGCGGAACCGCAGGCGCTTCTTCTCCTCCTCGGTAAGGGACTCGGGGTCCTTGCCCGAGAGGACGTAGAGCCAGCGCTGGCCGGACGCCAGCCCGGACACCGCGATGTGGGCCGACAGCGTGTCGAAGTAGAAGTTTTCGGGCTCGGTCTCGGCGAGGGTGTAGCCGTCGCGGGCCCGCACGCGGTCGTAGGAGACGTTGTGGCCGACGACGAAGTTGCCGCGGCCGAGCGGGATCAGGTCGTGCTGCGTCCACTCCTCGACGGGCAGCGTCGGGTCGCACATCTCGGCCGCGAGCCAGATGTAGGCGGCCTTGGCGGACAGGACCGTGCCGATGACCGGGAAGGCGCCGCCGGTCACGAAGGTCTCGGTGTCGTACGTGAACGCCCGCTCGAGCGGGTGCGGGACGCTCTCGGTGACCCACTTGCCGCCGGCCATGGTGTACCGCGTCCAGCCAGGCTGGAACACGAAGTTGTCGTAGCCTGGCACCTCGGGCAGCTTGGAGGTGGCGAAGGCGCCGGCCAGCGCCGCGTAGTCGTCGACGAACTCGGCCGCCATGGCCTCGAAGTGCGACTCGATCGAGCCCCCGATCAGCTCGGGGAATGGCAGGTCGCCGTCGTACATCCCGTTTGGGTAGTCGACGGGCGTCGGGATGTCGAACCTACTGAGAAGCCGCCTCGTCCTCTCGAGCGTGGAGCTCTTGGGGGCGGGGCGGCGTGCCGAGCCGAAGAGCTTTGTGTGCAGCACGTCCTCGAGGACGGGGTAGCCTTGCTCGTTCAGCTTCATAGACGTTGCCATCTGATGGGTTTTGTTCAAGTGTATCTTAGCCGGCGTGGGCCGGGGTGCGCGTGGGCTCGCGGATGGACTCTGAGATCTCGTACGCTTGCTCGAAGAGTAGCGCGGCCTCGAACCCCATGCCGAGGGCGTAGAGCTCGTCGATCCGCTCCATGAGGTAGTGGATGCGGTCGATGGCGACGTCGGTATAGTCCATTGTGACCCGTGAGGACAATCTATCCTAACGCGGGCGGGGCTCCGACCGGCTCAGCCGGTGTGCGCTTCGGAGACCGCGCCCTCGTGGATCCGGCGGCAGTGCTCGACGTCTCTCATCGCCTGCTCGAGGGTCGTGGCGTTGCCGTGGAATACATCGCGCTCCGGCGTGTCGAACGTCAGGACCCAGCGGTACTGGTCGACGTGCTCACTGTGCCAGATTCGGAGCATCGGCTCCTGACTTTCGACGGTTTCCGCCTCGTAGGGCGTAGCCCGAGTCCCTGCGCCAGTTGTAGCCATTCGAGAGATTGACGGCGTCTTCCGCCGGGATGTCCCACAGTGTTTTACCTATAGTGCCATCGTCGAGGCCGATGTCGAAGGCCTCGTTGAGCTCCTCCAGGAAGTCCTGGTGGTCGTTCCACTTGCGGTGGAGGCGGACGCGCCATTTCATATATTCGTTGCGCACACGGTCGGTGTGCTTGCTCTGCCACTGGGCGTAGTAGGACTCCAGCGCGTCGACGATCGCGTTGCCGGCCTGCATCTTCAGCTCGCCGAGGCGCCTGTTCTCGGAGACAGTCTCCGCCGCCCAGTTCTCGAGGTTCCTAATGTCGTTCATTCTGGGTCTAGCCGCGTCCTAACCGCTCGCTGGTTGAATGATGGCAGCCCGCTCTCCTCGCGAATCTGTTCGGAGTACTTGTTGACCGCCTCCATCCCGTCGAAGATCAGCGGGAAGGACAGCGCGCGGTTGGCGGGGTAGTCGCGCCACGCGACCATCTCCTGGAGGGCGTAGGGCTCGTCGTGGTCCCAGTTGGCGTCGCGCGCGCCGTAGATCAGCGGGAGGGCGTCGGAGAGCCACCAGCTGGCCACCGAGTCGACGTGCTGGTCCCAGACCGACGGGTCGACGAGCGACAGCTCGCAGGTCGTCCGGAAGTAGCGGACCCACTCCCTCCCGCGCTTGACAACCTCCGTCGCGCCTGGCGGCACCTCGTCGAGGATGTACGACTCCTCACTCCCGTCCATCACCCGCTCGTAGACGGCGGGGAACAGGATCGCCTGCGAGGCCAGCTCGAAGTCGGGCGCGGTGTCGCCGGCCGTGGACCAGTTGCAGATGTTGAACAGGATCGCGTCGAAGATCGCCAGGGTCTTGGCCTTGGCGACCGTCGTCCGGTCGACCGACGCCTTGGCGCCGGTGTTGCCGGCCCTGGCCAGCTCGGCCTCGAGCTCCTTGACGCGCTTCTGCGCGCGCTTGAGGTCGGCGCTCGCGGAGCGCTCGATCCTGTACTTGAACGTCTCCAGGGCCACCGTGACCCGATCGTACATCTCGTCGATCTTGGCCGAAGCCTCCTCGATCTTGCGGACGCGGCCGAGGAAGTCCGCCTCCAGGTCGGATACCTGCTCCATGAGGGCTTCCTTGCGCTTGGCGAGGCGCCTCAGTTCTCCGTCGACTAGGTGGTTCATGCTCGCAGTGGTTTCAACGATCGTGCGCTCAGGGCTGGCCCGGTAGGTTCAGCTCTGTTGCCGCGGCGAGAATACACTCTCTTCTCGACCAGCATCTCTGTCTGTAGTGGCGGTAGCGGGTCTCGAACTCTTTCAGCAGACCACGCTCCCACGCTATCCCCGACCACCTGTGGTAGAGGTTGTCCAATCTGCCATCCGGCATTGCATCGCTCCAGGAACTTGACTAGCACCCCGTCGTTGATTTCATCGGGCGCAGGGCGGTCGCCCCTGACGAAGATCCTCCACGAGTCGTAGGCGTACTGCCCGCACCCGTAGAGGATTCTGGGGTCCTGGCGGTCCCAGGATAGGTACTCCTCAGACATGCGCCTGAGGCGCTTTGCCTTGACGTTTCCGAACCCCTGCGGGGTCAGGAGCTCCTCCAGTGACGCGTCAGCGGATGCGAGGGAGGAGGGGCTTGGCCACCGCGAGAATAGTTCGCAGAGCGACGCGTCCCACGCCGGGGACCTTTTGCTCTGGTTTAGGAGGATTGCCGCTGCTAGTAGGTGCCATTGGGTTGGAAGTTGCTCCTGTATGAGCCAGCCCCCGTAGGTGTAGGGGCTGGACGAATTCTGCTGGTCGTGGTTGGTTTCCGACATCGAATTTGCTCCGCCTGATCATTTTATGCGACGGACGGACGCCCTGAGCTCGTCGGTGTTCAGGTCGACGATCTCCACACGGAAGTCGAACAGGCGGTCGGGATCCGACATCAGGTGGAACTGGCCGCGGAAGCAGTCGTCGTCTGAGTCGCGCAGGAACTCGTTGGCGGGCGTCGGGGGCTCGCACAGGGCGACGTCGCCCACGACCTCGGGGGCGGCCTCCTCGATCGCCCGGATCAATCGGGCATTGATGGTCGACGTGATCGCGAAGTCCTCCTCGGTCTTGACGGCCGCGTAGTACTCCTCGCCGTCCTCGCCGGAGCTGGCGGTGGGGTGCAGCTCGACCGCGCTGCCGTCGGGGATCACGATCTGGAGCACCTCCTCCGCGCCCGGCTTCAGCCTGAAGCACACCTCCGGGGCGTTGAACGCGACGTCCTCCGGGTCGTCCTCGTGGAGGATGTCGTGCTCGATCAGGTCGTAGAACGCACTGGCGATGGTCTCCCAGTCGGGACCGTCGAACTCTCTGGCGATGGCCATGAAGACCCGGGGGTTGGCGAGTAGCCTCTCCGTGGGGTAGATGATCTGCTTTGTTTCCATGGTCGCCCAGGCTCCTGTTTAGATTTTACGCGGGTCAGAAGTACGTGAGGCGCCCTGCGTTCACCTCGTAGACCGGCAGCCTGCCGCCCTCGTTGCCGCACTGCCCGTCGAGCACGAGCGACCGCTCGGAGAGGTGCACGCAGTGGTAGTGGCCCGAGACGCGCGTCCATGGCACGCGGCTCTCGTGCTCCCACCAGCGGACCCGCTGCTTGGTCTCGTGGTCGCGCTTGCCATAGAGCATAAGGTCCTTCGCCTTACGGGGCAGGCCCTCACCAGTTACTACGGCGCCGTCGGGCTCGACCCAGCTGGGGAAGTAGGCGTGGGCGCAGCGGTACTCGCGGCCCGAGCTGTCGTTGAAGACGTAGCCGTAGGGGCACGACTCGAGCCAGCCCAGCAGCCCGTCGCGGTCGACGTCGGTCTCCTCGAACTCGCGGATCGTGCGGCCCAGCTCGGGCACGAGGTCGACCCGCACCGGCGACCCGGACAGGTAGCGCCGCAGCTTGTCCTGGTGGTTCGAGTTGAGCACCGTGGCGCCGTAGGCGTCCTGGAAGGAGCGGACGATGCCGTACACCTCCGCGGACTGGGACGTCGCACAGCGCGAGTCGAAGAGGTCGCCGAGGAAGATCACGCGGGCGCTCTCGCCGCCGTTGTTCAGCACGTGCGCGAGCGCCAGCTGCAGGTTGTCGGCCTGCGAGTGCACGTCGCCTATGAGGAATGTCTCGGTCATCATTCGAAGTCCTGTTGAATATCGTTCTTGTTCTGCTCGATCGCGCGCCACATCCGCTCGACGACGTCGGCGGGGACGACGCGCTCGCGCCGTTCGTTGCGGCCCAGGCACGTCTCGAGGGGCGGGTGCACCAGCATGGGCACGACGGACTCGTAGCCCGACTCGCGGAGCATCTCGACCGCGCGGCGGCGGTAGGCCCGCTTGGCGTGGGTGGCATCGAGGACCACGTTGCGGCCAGAGGCGGCGGCGCGGCGCACGAGCCTGTTCACCTCGCGGGACACCTCGGCCCAGTCGCCCTGCACGGACTCGTCGCCCCACAGCTGCCCGCGGACGGCGTCCGTGGACACGACGACGGAGCCGAACATCGCGGCCAGCGTCGAGGCCGAGGTCGACTTGCCGGAGCCCGGGGCCCCGATCATCACGTGAGCGATCAGCATCAGAAGTTCAGCGTGAACTGGCGGACGGCCTCGACGCGGCGGTCGCGGGCGGTGATGAAGCGGCGGCGCAGCAGCTCGTAGCGCTTGACCTCCTTGGGGCAGCCAGTGCCTTTACGGTCGCTGAGCTCCTTGTGGAAGGCCCAGAACTCGTCGGCCGCGAGCTTCTCGGCGCGGCGCGCGTTCTTGACATTGGCTGGGATTTGGATGGCGTTCACTTGTCTCATTCGTTTCGATACAAGTATCATACGCCGCCCGGCGGCCCCCCGGTTGAAAAGGTGTGCGCCTCCTCAACTGGCACGCCGGCCTTTGGGGGCCCGCTCGAAGTGGTTGCCCCTCGGCAGCTCGCCGTGAGCCGCCTTGTAAACCCTGAGGGCGTCCCGCTCGAGCTCTCCGCCGCACCTCGGCCTGACCTCGGCGGTCTCGCCGCTCGGCAGCATGACGGTCACGGGTGGCATCTCGACTAGGTAGCCGTGGAAGCGCACCGGCTCGCCAGCCGCGATGGCGGCGGCCAGGACCCCGCGGTGCGCGGCCCGGTCCTTGAGGAAGTCGCTCTTGCAGTAGCCGTTGACGATGAGCGACACGCTGCAGTCGGTCATCCCGATCTTGTACACCTCGTCGCCGACGGTGATCACGTACACGATCGAGCGCGGCTTGCTGAGGACCTTCTTGGCCCAGAATTCTGGGTGCCACGACGGCTTGAGCTTGTCGCCGTCGGGCGTGAGCTCGCACATGAGCTCGAAGTTGGAGAGGTCGAAGGTCATGCTTCCCTGAGGGCGAGTCCGGTTACGACGCCGGTCATGTAGGAGCCGGTGTCGATCCTGAGGACCTTGCCGGTCTCAGTATCGTACTGCATCGGCTCGCCGTCCTGGCAGATCGTGTGGCCGTGGACGGTGAGGTGGTCGCGGGAGTAGCCCCGGATCGCCCGCCCCCAGTAGAGTGTCTCCGGATCCTGGTACCGCAAGGGTTTCCCGGGCTCGACTGAGCCGTGGGTGACCAGCAGCCGCAAGGCCTCTCCCTCCCATTCCACCCGTTTCTCGTGCTCGTACCACAGCGGCAGGCCGTTAAGCCAGCCCCAGCGGCCGGAATCGCCGATGTACTGGAAGTCTTCGATCAGGCCGCCGTTCCGCAGCCACAGGTTGAAGTCGTAGCCGGCGTACGCGTCGAGGATCATGCGCTCGTGGTTGCCCATGAGGCACACGGCGCTTTTTATGCCCCACTTTTCCGGCTGTGTGCACATCCCATGGACGATCGTGAGCACCGACTTGAAGTGGGTGCCCCTATCCATCAGGTCGCCGACGAAGACGACCTGACAGCCTGTATTGACAACGTCGATGAGCAGCTCGCGCAGTGCCTGCGCGCAGCCGTGGACGTCGCCTATGACGACGACCGAGCGCTCGTCGAGCTCGTGGTCAGTAAGCAAAACGCCCCACTGCTCTCGCGGTGGGGCTGGGCCGATAGCTTGGTTGTTTCTCATCTTGGTTGCCTCAGTGGCGCTTGGGCTCGAGGCCTCGCTCGGCGAGACGCTCGTTGAACCAGCGCTTGCGGGCCATGTGAGCGTCCGCGAGCTGCTGCCCGAGCGACCGATCGGTCTGCCACCCCTCGTGGAGGCGGGTAACCTCGGCGCTCAGTGCCCTGAAGGTGGGGTTCGCGTGGAGGGCGGCTACGACGGCGTCGCGGGCGGCGGTCTCGCTCTTGTTCATAGGGTAATCATAACGCCCAGACGAGGCCCTCGGGCCGCGCGGTGTGCGCTTCCGCAACCGGTCCGTGGGGGTCGCCCTTGCCCTCGAGGCTCTTCGCCATGAGGTAGGACCACTCCTCGAGC